GGTGGCCACGCTGGATGATCTGTATGATTACTTTCATTTTGGAGGCAAAGCGCCGACGATTTTGAGCGATGAAGATATTGGCGACATTGGGATACACGCCAAGCCGATACCGGCACCAGAGCCGGCAGCACCCAAGCCAACGGCTAAGCGAGTAAATCTGAGTATGGATGATTTATTTTAGGAGGTGTACGAATGAAACAGGATATAGTGCCGGCCGACGCACTAGAAAAAGAATTCTATTCATTCGATGTCTCGAACAAAGAAAAAGAATGGATCATAAAGCATGCAATGCAGAAACAATACATTGTGTGCACTCATGGCACAGAGGCAAAGAATGAATATCTCCGGGAACATCCGGATTGCATAAAGGATAATGCCCATAAAAGGATTACAAACAGCACACGATTTGGATATTGTACTTGGTGCCACCATTCCTTCATTGTTCCTAAAACGTGGATTATCCGAAAACGACAGGATGATATATTTAGGTATCATACCCAGAAATGCCCATACTGCCATAAGCGGCATGAGTTCATATCTGGGCACAGAGGATTAGGGAATAAATCCATCAAGCGGTTGGTTACATTGTTTTCAAGGAGCCGAAAAAGTAAAGATACAATTTTGGCCAAAGTAGTCGCAGCTATCCTTCCGATTGAAAACGGCTATAAGGATTGTCAGTTACAGACCTATGTAGTTGGCATGATGCGGCTGGAAATTGGCAAGCCGACAGCATATTACATCAGGGATGTATATTACTACGATGGAGAATTCAGACCATATGGAATCGGCGGGCCATGGGTACGACGGAAGAAAATCGGTTATGGACTGGCAACACTGTGGGAGAATTTAGGCTATACAGAGGAAGCCGATTATACGTCCTTATACAAAATAATCCAGGCATCAGCCTGGAAATACTGCGGGTGCAAAGAATTTTTTTCATCCTATAGATTTCCAGCGTATGCATGCAATGTAGAAAAGTATTTGGACTTGTATTCACGATTTCCACAGATTGAAATTCTTGTCAAAAGTGGACTGGCCGATATTGTCCGGACGAAGTTAGACGATGACTATAACGGCTCCACCAGGCCGGCTGTTATCTGGCGACAATATAAGAATCCGAAGAACATACTGCGGTTTACGCTGACAAAGGATGAACGGAAACTGATATATGAATTGCACCAAAAAGGGAATGATATATCCATGGACGCGATTAATCTGTTAGCCATACAGCAACAGCATAAAAAACGGTGTACCCTTTCTGATGCCATGGACATGGCCAAGAATTATTGGTATATAGGCGAAGACTTGGTTAAGGATCCGTACCTTATGGACGCTCACAGTCTGATTGCCTACTGCACCAGGCAGTTGGACAAAGTCAGGAAAAAAGATGGGGATTATCAATGGAAAAACGTATGCGTTGGTGATATCTGTCGGGATTACCTTGATTATTACAGGGAAATCAAGAAGCTTGGGTACGATTTAACGGACCGGACGTATATCCGACCCCGCGATTTATATGAAGCTCACCGGCATACATCGGCAGTGCTGAGAGCCAGAGAGGCAGCTCGGATAGCCGCCATGAGAGAAAAAGAACAGAAAGAAAAAAGTATTGGATTAGAGGAACGAGCAAAAAAACTGCAATCGTATATCTTCACGGATGGAACGTTCTTTATACGGCCATTGCGGACGGCAGAGGAGTTTATTCATGAAGGCAGCGTAAATCACAACTGCGTAGGCACGTATATCACAAGATGTGCCAAAGGGCATACAGCTATCATGGCCATACGCAAGATTGATGATCCAGACACCGTTTTTTATACCATGGAAATCATGGACAACAAGATTATACAATGCCGGACCAAGAACAATGTGCCGGCAGAAGAAGATACGGACATTGGTCATTTTGTAAAGCTCTTTGAAGAAACGATTTTGAAGCCGAAACAAGAGTTACGAAGGGAAGGTGCATAATATGGCAGACATTATAAACGTAGAAAGTCAGGCTATAGGCGTGAGGACAGTGGAAACGATTGCCACAGAAATCAACACGATAAAAAGGCAGACGCAGAAAATTATGCTGGCGTCATCCATCGAAATCGGGAAACGCTTGACCGAAGCGAAAGAGCTGGTAGACCATGGGCAATGGGGCCAGTGGTTACAGAACAACGTCAATTATTCTGAACGGACAGCGCAGAACCTAATGCGGGTCTATGACTCGTACGGGGAAAAATTTGGCATGACCGAAATGGACAGCCTGTTTGCTTCCGACGCTCCGAATGTCTTTGAAGAATTATCATATACGCAAGCGCTTGCGCTTTTGTCATTACCGACCGAGGAAGAGCGGGAGCAGTTCGTAGAAGAAAATGACGTGGCAGCCATGAGTACACGGGAACTGCAGGACGCTATCAAAGCGAAAACGGATGCGGAAACGCGAGCGAATAATGCGGAAGTTCGGGCCAGTGATGCAGAGCGCATGGTTGCAGAAGCACAGCAGCGGGCTAACCTGGCAGAAAAGAATCTGGAGAATGTGAAGGCACAGCTCAAAAATGCAGATGCCCAGATGACGGATATTTTTGAACAGGCACGAAAAGAGAAAGAAACGCTGATAGCCAGAATAACGAAACTGGAAACCCGCCCAATGGTTTCTGAAGACAAAACAGAAGAAATCAATAAGCTAAAACAGAAAATCAAGGATCTTGAAGATAACGGTCCGGATCAGGACAAGCTTATCTTCCAGGGGCATCTGGTAGTGCTGGAAAATGAATTCAATGCCATGCTGAATGACATTGAAAATATCGATGATGACAGCAAACGTCAGAAGTTTGTTGAAGCGGCCAGAAAAATGCTGAGTCGCTTGCAACAATACGTTTAGGACAGGAAAATGGAGGTGACGCAATGGATGAAAAAATAAAAGAAGAAATTACTACTAATATACGGTACAGCCGGCGGAAGAAATATATCATGAAAAGAGCATGGAGACGCTCGATACGTGCCACGATTTCCAGTCGGTGCCGACATGCACGGTGGGGATATAAAGGCGGGAAATAAATCAGGAAGAAGAAACTCGAAAGGAATGATGAAGAATGGACAATACCGTTTTATTCCAAGGAAAAGAAATCGATTTAGACGAAAATGAACAGCATGATGGAATCCATCATCCAGATCACTATACTTGGAAAGGGCAAGAATGTAAAAAAATAATTGATGCCATGACAGTAGGGCTTGCAGGCATTGAAGCTTATTACATGGGCAACATTATCAAGTATTTGTATCGCTATCCTAAAAAAGGAACTCCCAATAACGATTTATTGAAAGCTGGCGAATACATTAAGATGCTGCGGGAACTATACCAGACGAAAGGATGATTCGAGATGGACGACAAGGACAAAATAAAGAACTGGTATGCACCAGGGCCAGTCAAGGTGCATATGATGACAGATGAAGAACGGAAAGAGATAGAAGCTCATCGGAAGAAGCGGGGCAGAAACGGGAACAAGAAAGAAATTGCAGAGTATATAAGCGATCATAAAGCAGCTGTCAGAGCCAAGATAATCAAAAAGAAATAAGGAGAGACAGCATGAGAATCATTGGAACCAATGAAAAGAAGTTCATTAGTTGTTTCGGCGCCGCTGACAGCGTAGCAACGCAACAGATTGTCAGCCGGGTGGACATGATTGACTACAACAAGTTCGGCGGACAGGAAATTTTTTATATTGCAGGAAGGCAGAACATGAAAATCTGGAGAAAAGACGGAGACAGTCACTGGAATTACGTAGGTATCAACGGCACGCAGTATGACCTGGACAGCGAATTAAACAACATAACGGAATTAGACGTACTGTCAGCCATTCAGCGTAAACTGGAAGAATGAAAATATGAAGGGATGAATTAAATTGAATCAGATTATAGTTAGTGGCAATTTGGGAGATGATCCACGGACGGCCGTTACCGCAACTGGCCGGGCCGTAGCCCGATTCTCCATTTGTTCGAAAATGAAGTACGTCGATGCTAATGGAAAGCAGAAAGAAATACCGGAATGGCATAGATGTATTGCCTGGGGGAAAATTGCAGACGACGTATCCATGTTTTTATCAAAGGGCGATTACATTATGGTATTGGGACGAGAACAAAGCCGGTCCTATACGGACAAGAACAATATCAAGCGAAACATGACAGAAATAAACGTTCAATCCATATGGATGCCGCTTATGTACTTCCGCGAAAAAAGCCAGAAGGTCGCACAGTCACCACAGAATTACCAGGACGTAGGGCAGGAAGTACATGAAGAAGAAATACCATTCTGAGTTCATATGCCCCATTTGTGGGAACGAATACAACAGCTGCATTTACTGTCAACAGATTAAGCAGGATATATGCCAGAATCATTGCCCAAACTGTGAGCATTTCCGCAAAATTTCGGGATGCTGGCATTGCGTGTCACGATTTCCCGTAGATGCTGACATGCATGGTAGGGATATAAAGGCGGAAAATACATAGCAAAGGAAGGGATTAGTAAAATGTTAAAAATCAGAATTAAAAAATGGTTGGATAGTTATTCGGCCGATGATATTAAATTGCCCAGAATTACAGCAGGCAACGCATGTTTTGATTTTTATGCTCCCCAAAAGATGATTATTTATCCGGGAGAAACGGGAGTATTCGTTGGGACGGGGATAGCATTTGAAATCCCTGAAGGTTATCACATGAAGCTATTCATGCGGTCGAGCTATGGAGCGCATAGAAAGTTACGGTTGAGCAACTGCGTTGGGGTTGTGGATAGCAGCTATCGTGGAGAAGTCAAAGGACTGTTTGCCAATATCGGAGAAATGCCGGAAATTATTGAAAAAGGTGAACGATTTTTACAAGGGATGATTGAAAGAAACATCGATGTTTCGTTTGAGGAAGTATCTACATTGACAGAGACTCAGCGTGGAGACGGTGGCTTCGGGAGTACAGGGAAATGAGAGCGCCTAAGGCGTTTGATGAACTGAATGGCCGAAACTGGTGCGCACTGGCGGTCGCAATATGGTCGCCAGTGCCATTGACTGTCGAGGATAGTTTTGCCATGTACGAGACTGGACAGAAACAGCGGCGTGGAAATGTAGATGGATTGCCGTATGACAGATACAAAGAGGCTTATCTAATGCAAAGTTATGGGTTGGAAGGAACCGAACTGGATTGCTGTGTATGTGTAAAACACGCGTCACATTACGCATGGAAATATAGAAATGGAGAGGTATAGGAAGTGGAAATCATGGCAGGTAAAGTAAGGAAGGTAGAGCTGAATGAGGACCTGCAGCATATGCTTATAAGTGCTGTCAGGTATGCTATGGGGCGGCGGACATACGTAGTCAGTTGGACGGTATCGTATATCATGCCGCTTATACCGGATATGGATACAAAGGTATTGACAGTCATGAAGCGGGACTATGAAGAAGCGCCCAGCCTGGGAGACGCTTGTGATAAACAGGATTGGGACCGGTTCTATGATGTGGTATTCACGGAGCTGAAAAAACGGGGGGAAATAGTATAGCTCGCCCTATATATTATATATACATATATACGCAAATTTTTTTTAAAGGGGCAATCCCCTTTAGGGGCTGGTAGTAGGCGTTAAAGTTAGTGCCAATTTCCAATACTGATGAGGTAACGTTATGGGATTTGTTCGAAATATAAAATACTACTGCGGAAGAGAATATTTTGAGACAGACTTGTTCGAGCTTGCGGACATGAGAGAACGGGGAAGAAAAATCAGAAAACCCAGGACTGAGAAATCTTCCGTTGATCAAAAACGTCGGAACAAGAAAAGAGCGGAACGGAAACTCCTGCAGGAAATCATGACGAATTTTACCAGGGCAGATATTTTCCAGACGCTGACCTTCGACAAAGAACATCAGCCGGCAACTGCAAAAGAAGCGAACAAAGAATTCCATAACTATATCCGGAGATTGAACCGGAGGCGGAAGAAAATAGGATTGCCCCCGGCAAAATACAAAGGCGTATTAGAAAAGAAAAGTGGCAAGTATCATTTTCACGTTGTCATCAGTGGAGGCATCAGCCGTGATGAGATGGAAGACATCTGGGGAAAAGGGTTAGCAAATGCCAGGCGCCTAAAGATCAGCGATAAAGAGATTATGCAGAAGCTTGTAAAGTATCTGCTGAAAGAATCACGGAATGAAGAAAAATTCAAAAGCCGGATTATTTCATCAAGGAACTTAGAAAAACCGAAAGTCACAAAGACAGACTGGCGATTCAGCCACCGTAAACTAGTAGAGCTGGCCGGCCTGACAGATTGTGCGGAAGTCTGGGAAGAATTGTATCCGGGGTATGCGTTCATCGAGGCAGAGAGTACGTTCAACGAGATGACTGGATGGCATATCACAGTGAAGATGAGTAAGAAAGAGGGTGAGACGTAACATGTTAAAGATTACGATTCCGGCCACGCTGCCAGGGCTGAATGAATACGTAAAAGCGAATAGGGCAAATGCGTATAAAGGAAGCCGGGTAAGCCGGGATGCACATTATATCTGCCGCCTGGGCGCTCTGCCAATTCGGGGGAAGATGCTGCCGAAGTGTATGCCTGTATTCCGCTGGTATGAGCCGAATAGGAGACGGGATAAAGACAACATCGCCATGGCCAAGAAGTTCATCCTTGATTCACTCCAGGAGATGAATGTTCTGGAAAATGATGGCTGGGCACAGATCATGGGATTCATTGACGAATTCTATATTGATAAGATGAATCCGAGAGTAGAAGTCCTGCTCTATGAGCCGACGGATGCGGATGAATTCTTCAAGGAGCTAAGACGGTGGACAATGATGTTGTGGAAGCATGTATAGGAGGCATGAGTATGGGTATTCGGATTACAAATATCAGTAAAAGTGAAAGTAACAAGGGGAGACGTATCGTTATCTGTTATGTGAAAGATAATCAGGGAATTGAAGACACATATAAACTCAGCAGTTTTGAAATTGCCAGACCCGAAATGGAAGATGCCTGGGAAGCAATCAATATCGCATATCAGAGGGTACACCCAGATTACAAAGATGATGAAACATGGGTGGATTTTGCTTTCAGCCGTGTTGGCATCAAGTATGTACAAAGTCTCAAAGGGGATATTGTCATTAAGGAATTTCGGTTAAGTGGTGTCATGGCTTGGGACTATATGGGATTCAGTACTATCACTACTGATAAAATCAGCCCACAGCAGAACGAAGAGTTGACTGCCGCTGTTTGCAAATTAATCAAGGAAGCGGAATTATACGTTCAGGGCAAGCGGGCACAGATGCAGTTATTCCGCGACAGATTTGTCCGTGATGCGGACAAAGAAGAAATGGAGGAAGGCTGATGTTCAAAATCAATGGATGGAGCAAGAACTATAGTGAAAAGGTTTATATCTATGAAGAAGCGGCGGCACAATTTTCTGAGACGCTGCTATTCATGGCGCTTCATGACGAATTTGGGTTTGGCATGAAACGCATGGAGAAGATTGTGAAGTACTGGGATGACCTGCCGGGTGATGAAGATCATATAAGAAGCTGGCTCCAAATCATAACGGAACACGGGTATAACAATGAAAAGATGGACCGATATTACGCAAGGAAAATCCTGCCGTTGGCCTCTGCCGGATTGCTGAAACGCGACAAAATTTTGGCAAGGATGTACAAAGAAAAGATACACAATATAATTCTGGGCGCGGTTGTCATCACGTATTATATCCTCCTGACGTACTTCCGATTTGATGCGGATAAGCTGCAGGCAGTAACCAAGAGATTATATGGGTATGCCTTCGCACTCAGATCAGAAGCGCTGGGCATTACGATTTATGATTACATGGCAGTAATGAAGAAGGAATGTGATATCAGCTATGACATACTCGAAGTTTACGAAAAGCAGAACGGGAAAATAAGAATCGGGCCAAAGTGGGGCATTAATAGTTTGACAGGGAAGCCAAGAAAAAGAGATGAAAGTGCATGAAGCACAGCCGATTTGCAATCAGAATGGAGATGAGACCTTGACTGCTAAGGAATATCTTAATCGAGTAAGAAGACAATACTACATAGTTAAACAAACTGAGCGAGAAGTGATAGAGGTACGGCATGATATGCTGACTATCAAGGCCAGCAGTTTGACGGAGAAGGTGACTGGAAGCAAGACATCTGATTTGGCAGATAAGTACATCAAGATTGAAAGGTATTTGGATAAGGTCGAAAGCGAATGGTGCAAGCTGGTAGACATGAGGCTGGATGCCAAAGCCATGATTAACTCAATTCCAAATCATCAGCAGCAGGCTGTTTTATATGCGAGATATATCAATTGCATGAGGTGGGAGAATATAGCGATTGAAATGCACTACAGTTTGCAAGGCATATTTAATTTACACAGCCGGGCATTGCAGAGTTTTGAAAGAATTAACAGTGAATATCTGCAAACTGTAGATAAAAATAGAGTAAATAAAGGCGTATAATGATAGTGTGAGAATTTGAGAAAAGACAACCAATTATGGCTGTCTTTTTTTTATGTGAAAATCATGACGAAGCTCAACCGATGAAAGGACCAAAAGAACATCGAAGAATTTAAAATCCTCATGTATGAGTTAAGAGCATAATACAATAATATAAGTATTAAAAGATTTAAAGATAAATTGGCTTTAAACTTATAATTTTAGGTTCTTCCACAAAACAAGAGAGCCGCAGGGGTCGGCGCCCCCGCGACATTTATTTAGTTGTGAACTTTTTTTGGCTCTTGTTTGTCGAAAACGCATAGTTAGGAGGTGATGGAGGGTGAATGTTTCAAAGAGCTGGAGAAACCTGATTATTTCTCAGAGTGAGATGGCGAAAATACTTAAAGTAACACAACAACGCATATCTCAAATGAGAAAAAATGATGAGGTTGTTTGTGATGAAAACGGAAAAATATTGCTGGTCCAGAGTTTAGAGCAGATTTACAACAAAAACAGCCAAAATAGTTGTGAAAATGTGTCCTTTGAAGAGGAACGCGCCCTCCACGAAAAAGCGAAGCGCGAAATTGCAGAACTGAAGTTGGGAGAGTTGAAAAATGACCTACATAAAACAGCGGATATTGTTTACCTTGTTGGGAATATGGTTATTGTGTTTCGCCGAACGCTTCTGGCGCTGCCGTCAAAGATGGCAACCTCCCTTGCGGGCAAAACGCCTGAAGATATCAATGAGATTTTGACAAAAGAAATCAATAGGGCTCTGAAAGAATTGTCTGAGTTTGATGCGGCAAAACTGGCGGAAATCGATGCCGAAAATGACGAAGAAGAGTAGAAACCGGAACTATACGTATATTCCCGCAAAGACAATTCATCTGATGCAGAGCATCATTAAAGAGGTAGCCCCGCCACCGCTCATGACGGTATCGGAATGGGCCGATGAATATCGACAGATACCAGCCGAATATGGAGCGGATCCAGGCAAGTGGGTATCCAAAAATTATCAGATCCCTATCATGGATGCGTTCACATCCAAAGGCGTGACCAAGGTTGTGGCCATGCTTGGTGCACAGCTGGGCAAATCAGAAATACTGTTCAACCTCCTGGGACGGTATATCCATCTTGATCCATGCCCTATGCTGATGGTTCAGCCGACAGTGGAAGACAGCAAGGACTTTTCAAAGGAACGTCTGACGCCGACTGTAGATAAAACGCCGGTATTGGCCAGCAGAATACATGAGCAGAAATCAAGAAACGGCGATAACACCATACTCAAGAAGCTATTTCCAGGCGGCTATCTGGCCTTGGTTGGGTCTAATGCGCCTTCCGGCCTGGCAAAGCGCTCCATCCGTGTGCTGGTATGTGATGAAGTGGACCGTTTCGCACCCAGCGCCGGCACTGAAGGTGATCCGGTAAATCTGGCGGAAAAGCGGACATCCAACTTCTGGAATCGGATTATTGGCTTGTTCAGTACGCCGACAGATGCGACAAGCCGAATTATGCGTGAATACATGTTGGGCAGTCAGGAAGAATGGCGTTACCAGTGCCCGAATTGTGGAGAATGGCACTGGATAACCATTGATGACATGAAGTTTGAGTACGATGTGTATGAAAAAGATGGCCAAAAGAGCTATGAAGTGCATGACGTATGGTGGATTTGCCCGGATTGCGGCTTCAGCTACACAGAAGCAGAAGTCAAAGCTTGCAAACAGGGATATGTCTGCCTGAACCCTGGGGTAAAGACAGTCCGGTCCTTCCACGTCAATGCATTTACATCTCCATGGGTACATTGGACAGAGATAGTCAAGGAATATCTCGAAGCCAAAGATGATGAAGAGTCAATGAAGACATTCGTCAACACCCGGTTGGCCCAAATCTACAATCCGGATGTCAACATCAAGGATATAGAACCGCTGTTGGCCAGGAGGGAGCCCTATGATGCGGACCTGCCGGAAGGCGTCTTGTTGCTGACTGCCTCGGTTGATACGCAGGATGACCGGCTTGAATACGAAATTGCCGGATGGGGACGGGACGAAGAGCGCTGGGGAATTGAAAAAGGCGTGCTGCTTGGAATTCCGGATGCCCATTCCCAGGTGTGGAAAGACCTTGATACATTGCTGGAACGCACATTTGCTTTTGCAGATGGCAGAGCTCTAAAAATAGCCAGGACGTTTATTGATAGTGGTGGCCATTACACGGATGAGGTCTATGAATATTGCCAGGAACGTAAATATATGCAACGTTTTGCTATTCGCGGGGCTCATGAATTCGGCATACCGTTGTTGAATAAGTTTGAAAAAGCAAAGAACCATTCGGGGCTGACATTGATTTCCCTGGGCGTCAATGACGGGAAAGAATACATCCTCCAGCGCCTGAAGACCGTAACAGAGAAAGGCCCTAAGTACATGCATTTTCCTGATGCGGATGAACGTGGCTATGATCAGCGGTATTTCCGTGGCCTTCTCGCTGAAAAAATCGTACTTGAAAAGCATAGAGGACGACTTATCAAGAAATGGAAGAATGTAGCACCTGATGGCCGAAATGAACCAATTGACCTGCAGGTATATAATCTCGCATGTATGCGGTCACTAAAACCGAATTGGGATGCATACGAAGAGGCCATTAACGATGTAAAGCCAGAGCCCAAGAAAACAGAGCGGAAACGACAATATGGATGCGTCAGAGAGGGGGTAGTTGTATGAGCGATACTGTACAGCAGGCCAGATTGCGGGCACTGCTGGAAGCAGAGAAGAAAGTACTCAAAGCGCAGGAATGGCAGGACGGAACAATTAAAAGCAGACGGGCTGATTACCAGCAAATCCGTAATTCCATTGATGAGCTCCGCGCCGCCGGCGTGACATTGCCGGAAGAAACGGCGGGAAGCACAGGAGCCGCCTCTGCATCACGTACTAAGCGGATTGTGTTGTTAGATTGAGAGGTAAAGACATGGGAAAAAAGAAACGCAAGCACAGTAAAATGGCAAGAATGCCGACAAACAAGGTACATGTTGTCAGGAACATCAGGAATACCGGCTATTCTGAAAATGGCGCATCTTTCCGAAAAGGCAGCCTGGCAGCCTGGAACCCTGTAAAATCGTCTCCACAGTCAGATATTGATATCAATCTGGGCGTCCTGCGTGGCCGGTCATCTGATTTGGTACTGGGTACGCCAGTAGCTTCGGCCGCCATCAACACATCCAGAACAAATATCATTGGTGCCGGGCTGAAGGTAGCACCCAGGCCGGCGTACAAGCTGTTGGGCATCACAGCAGAACAGGCCGAGGAATGGAGCCGGAGAACAAAAGCCGAGTTTAATTTGTGGGCATCCTCGACAAAATGTGACATTTATGGCCGGAACAACTTTTATGATATGCAGGATATTGCCTACATGGGCTATGCAGTGGACGGCGATTCCTTTGCTTTGTTCAAATGGCGTGAAGCCGATGCGCTGATGCCTTATTCTCTGCGTATTCAGCTAGTGGAAGCGGCCAGGGTAAGCAATCCATGGGCTATCAACATTGATGGCATCATGTTGCCCGGTTCTGTTGTTATGCATAATACGGAAAATGGCAACCGGATTATAAATGGCGTAGAAGTCGATGATGACGGCAAGGTGATAGCGTACTATATCTCGAACCGATACCAGTACGATCCGGCCAACATGTATGAACCGCCGAAATGGGGCAGAGTCAGCGCAATCGGAACGCAGACCGGGATGCCGAATATTATTCAGGTCTGCCATGATGAACGGGCCGAGCAATACCGGGGCGTCCCGAAATTAGCGCCGGTCATTGAAACAATCAAGCAGACAGGACGCTATACCAATGCAGAACTGACTGCCGCCATCATCAAGGCTTATTTCACGATGTTCATCAAAGAAACGACTGACCATGAAACAGGGGATATCCCGATTGCCGATGCTCTGAACGGAGAAGAAAAATTTCCGGCATTGGACCCGAAAAGCATTGCCCTGGGACCGGGGACAGTCAACCTGCTGCCACCTGGCTATGATGTGGCGGCGATTGACCCACAGCGTTCTCTCTCCACCTTCGAGCCATTCGTGAAAGAACTGACAAAGCAGATTGGGGCTTCCCTGGGGATTCCCTATGAAGTGCTGATGAAATCATTCAATTCCAGCTATACAGCCAGCCGTGCGGCACTACTGCAGGCATGGTCGGAATTCAAGATGCGCCGTACATGGTTTTCCCGCGATTTCTGTCAGCCGATTTATGAAACCTGGCTGACGGAAGCCATTGTCCTGGGGCGGATTTCTGCGCCTGGATTCTTTACGGATCCGGTGAAGCGGGCGGCATGGTGCAACAGTGAATGGTTTGGGCCTGTTATGGGCGTACTGGATCCGGTCAAGGAAGCACAGAGCGCACAGCTCAGAATCCTGTTTGGCCTGAGTACAAGAGAAAAAGAATCGGCGGAAATGACAGGTACGAGCTGGGATGAAAACGTAGAACGCCTGGCAATCGAAAATAAACGGCTCGAAGAACACGATATTCCTAAATATCCGGCTGTAAATGGCAATGGACAGCAGGAAAATGCGGATGAAAACGAAGAATAACAAGTAACCATGACGGAAAGGAGAACGATGTAGTGAAATTCTGGAATTTCAAGCCAAGTGAAACAGAACCGGATGCAGTAGAATTACGGATTGACGGAGATCTGATTGATGATGATGATGCCTGGATTTATGAATGGATGGGTATTCAGTCGGCCTCGCCTAATGCATTCCGGAAAGAGCTGAACGCCTATGCCGGTCAGTCGATTTCCGTAACAATCGACAGCTATGGTGGCAGCGTATATGCCGGAATCGGCATATATAACGCGCTGATGGAGCATCGCAGAAAAGGTGGCCATGTCAATACTATCGGAGATTCCAAGGTTATGAGTGCGGCTACTATTGTATTCATGGCTGGAGAACAGCGTAAGATGACTCCAGGGTGCATATTCATGGTGCATAATCCACTGACAGCCGCCAGCGGCTATGCTTACGACATGCGGAAAGCTGCAGATGTCCTGGATGAAGTCAAGGAAACCATCTTGAATGTCTATGAATTAACGACAGGACGCTCCCGAGATGAATTGTCTGCACTCATGGACGAAGAAACATACATGAGTACAAAGAGAGCCATTGAAGAAGGGTTCGCTACGGAAGAACTCTATGCAGATGTAACTAATACAGGGAACAAAGACATTGATTTCAACCATCAGCGGTTCAGGAATTTTGCATCGAATGATGTGAAGAATATTTTAAAAGCCCTGCAATTGAAGCAGGATGCAGAAGGAGGAAATGACAAGATGAAAAATGACCAGATTCCGGAAATTACCAACGTAGCCGAATTAGAAACGGTTTACGGCAGCTTGGTAAAACAGGTACGTGACGATGCAGTTAACGCCGAAAGAGCCAGAATGAGTGCCCTGGATGCTCTGGACGATGGTTCGGCACAGGTTCACAAGATTGTTATGCATGCCAAGGAAACAGGCCAGACTGCAGATGACGTAAAATTCTTTGTCGATACGGCCAAAGAAACAGGCGTCCAGGTTAAAACAGAACCAGAAGACAAAGCAGGCCAGTTGTTCATGGATAAGCTCATCAAAGACAACATGAATAGTGGCGTCAACGATGTAAAAGGCAGCATCGTTGATTCTATGGCCGGTGATGCGGCAGAACGTGAACAGTTTTTGGCAGCACTCAATAAAGCGGTTAAAGGAGGCAGAAAATAATGGCAGAATTAGTACAGGATGTAAGCAAACAGAATTATGACGGTCTGATTGGCGGTACGTATCCGCATATCATCACAGGCAGTGTGACACTGGCTGCCGGCTCCGGCCGGCTAAAACGCGGTACAGTACTGGGCAAGGTTACGGCAAGTGGCAATTATACTATTGCCGACAGCTCCAAAACGGATGGTTCCCAGATTGGCTCGGCTATCCTGATTAACGATACCGATGCAACGGAAGCCGTTAAGGCAGAAGTTTATCTGACAGGCATGTTCAATACCGAAAAGCTCACATTTGGCGGTTCGGATACTCGCGAAAAGCAGGAAGACAACCTGCGTAACTATGGCATTTATCTCACAACATTGAAATAAAGGGAGGTAGTAGAAAATGGCAATTGATTACACTAGCACCTATGAATTACTGGTCGCAGTTGAACGCATGTTCAGACCGACCACGCTCTTCCGGGATACATTCTTCAACCGCGAAGTCACATTTGCAAGTGAAGCGGTACTCATGGATTACCGCAAAGGAAGCCGTAAAATGGCTCCGTTTGTTTCCCGTAACGGCGGTTCCGTCAATGTAGACCGTACTGGCTTTACAACCAAACAGTATATCCCTCCTATGATGGCGCCTTCCCGTGTGACCAGCATTGGCGATATTACCCGGCGCGGGTTCGGCGAACCAGTCATTTCGTCCCGCACACCGGAAGCCCGCGAACAGGAATTGGCAGCTCGTGACATTGCGGAACTGATGGATATGAACGTCCGTCGTATTGAATGGATGTGTGTGCAGACCATGCTGAATGGCGGCTTTACGGTCAAGGGCACAACAGGTGATGGCAAGCTCGAAATCGAAGACAGCGTTACTTTTGGTGAATTCACTCACAAGAAAACGTTGTCTGGTGATGACGTTTGGAGCAATGCCAATGCGGACATTTACGGACTGCTCAAGGATACGTACAAAACTATCTCGACAGATTGCGGTCTGGCTCCGTCTGTGCTGATTACGACATCCAAGACCCTCACGTATATGCTGAAGAACGAAGACCTTATGAAATATCTCCTGCGTCCGTCCGATCAGTTGAAGATTGCTACCTTTGCCCCGCGTATTGAAAGCGAAGCGGTTACAAATATGGGTGCATTCATGGATATGAACGGCCTGCAGGTCTATGCCTACGATGCAGTATATGAAGACGAAGCAGGCACCTTGCAGCAGTATATTCCGGATGGATATGTTATCATGGCATGCAAGGACATCGGTTCTCAGCTATTCGGAGCCATTACCCAGCTGGAACAGGATGGAGAATTCAAGACCTATGAAGGCGCCTATGTTCCGAAAGTCTGGGCAGACATGGCTTCGGATACCAAGAAGATTCGCCTGGCTACACGTTGCGTTCCGAAACCGGACTGCGTAGATGACTGGTACACTCTGAAAGTATATTGATTCGATGGAAAAGGGCGCGGAAAACCGCGTTCTTTCCCATATAAGGAGGTCACGAACATGGATTTGTTGGTAGCGAAGTTTACCTTGCGGTATAACGGCAAAGATTATAAAGCTGGTGATGTTTTGAAAGGCATTGATGATGATAAGGCCAGGGAAATCATCAGGATTGCAGATGGTGACGTAATCGCTGTCAATTCGACAGATGTTGAATCGCCAGAAACAGGGAAACCGCAAGCGGATGCGGATATTGTTGAAAATGACGGGGGTATTCCACCGGTAGACCCGAAAAAGACCGTCAGCCGGGGCAAATAATGGCATTTTCTGACTGGATGGCCGATGACATCGGAGATCTGTTCGAAGATGCAGGGGATACGGTAACATACATAGCGCAAGGGACAGAACGGGAAATCGTAGCCATTGCGGAAACAGGCACGAATGAAACAACACGAAATGCCCATGATAAAGACAGAAGCTATGAAAACGCAACGTTTACCGTCCTTGATAATGCAGACAAGGGAATCACGGCCCCTCATGCCGGTGATGAAATTCTATACAAGGGGACGAGATACACTTATGTAAGCATCGAGCAGCATAATCCCGGTGCTGTCTGGCGGCTCCGGTTTGTTATGCATGAATCAGCGATGAATTACGGCTCTATGTGGTAGGTGATGACATGGATATCAAACTTGAACTTGATGATATGGCGACGCCATTTCTCAAGGAATTGGCGGGAAATAACCCTAAATGGATTGCCTCGGCATTGAAATCAGCCGGCTATTATGCGCAGAAAGCCATTAAAGAGGGTATCAGGTCAGAATCACCAGGCGGACAGCCTTATGCTGCTCATGCGCTGGATGATTGGCACAGAGCGAAGCTGGAGCGGGCCCTTACAGGGAATAACCGGCGGAGCTACCCGATTATGGGCCGGTTACGGCAGGCTGTAGGTTATGATAAAAGCCAGGCTGATGCGGGAATCGTTACTGTGGGGTGGTTGAGCCAGTCGGCAGCGTTCCTCGGCGGTAAACAGCAGACCGGGTTCCAGACAATCATGACTGAGAAAATGCGCCGTGCCTTTTTTGCTGCCGGGATGCATCCTGGAAAGAACAAGATAACAACGGAAACAAAGTCTCGTGAAACATTTGCACCGATGACCAGAGAAGTACAGACGCTGGCATCTAAGGTTATGGAACAGAAACTGGTGTCATATATCAACCGGAACCAGGAACGCAGTGCAGCGTCGGGCAAGCGGGTTTATCGAGTATTCAGGTAGGAGCATGAAATGGTACATACATTAGCATTGCAGACAATTTCCGATGCATGGATGAAGGCGTTGAAGAACAGTGCCAAAATCGAGGATTTTTGCCATAGTCATTATGGGCGGAGCCCGGTCCTCATCAATGGCGGGAATCCCAGGGAAGCACCGGACGGCGATTATTGTCCGTATATCGTCATTATGAACGGGTCAAAGGTCGAAGGCGATGATCAAAGCATATTATCCTACACCATAGGGGTAGGATGGGTCATCAAGAACGACAATATCACAGTAGATGGCGTAAGCATGAAAAACGGATATTATCCGGATGCAAAAGAAATCGTCCTGGATGGCGCCGTGGAATGTGACGCATTTGGCCAACTCATCTATGAAGAGCTGGAGCAGTTTGCTGCTGATAGGGATTGGCCGATATCGCGGATGGACTATGATGTAACACCGTCAAGTACATATCCGCAATTCAGCGGCACCATGGTTTGTATTACGGAAATTACTCCCTCCATGGGAGAAGAACTGACGTATTGAGTAGGAGGTAAAAAAATGAGCAAACAAGCAAAAGGCATGAAGTCGGTAACGAACCTGGCTTTTGAAAGCACATATGCAACGCAGCCAACATCTGGCAAATGGTACGTTCAGCCGATTAATAAAAACGAACTGACCGGGAAACAGAGCCTAATCCAATCGAATACCATTACTGGCCGACGTGACATGACGGAGCCTGGCTTGGGCCAGATTGATGCGAGCGGTCAGCTTGAACTGCCATTGGATGCACGGAACGTAGGTAACATACTGAAAGGTATACTGGGAGCGCCGACAACCACAGCCGGTGATACAGAAGGTTTGTATAAGCATGTATTTACCGTTACAGATGATATTCCGTCCATGACTATCGAAAAAGGTTTTCCGGATATCGGGTTATTCTTCCAGTACCTGGGCGTGAAGTTTGATAAATTTTCGTTGACAGCGCAGGTCGGAAATAATGAAACCACCTATACGATTGATACCATGGCAGCGAATGAAGTAGAAACGAAAGCCACTGTAGCTACGTCCCCGACAACGTTGGCCATCACACGCTTCAACAACGTCAATGCTGCCGTAAAGGAAGGCGGTACGGCTCTCGTTACCTGCCGGAAGATGCAGCTGGATATCAACAACAATCTGGATGGTGATACATACTGCCTCAATGGTTCGAGCATGCGTCCTTCCATCAATGAAGGACTGGCAGAGGTTTCCGGGAATATCGAAACACTTTTCGAAGATGATGCACAGCTCAAGAAAGCCATGGAATCTACGGAAACATCGCTTGAATTGACGTTTACCCGCGATAAATTCAGCCTGACGTTCTCCATTCCGGAAGTTATCCTGGAACGGGCGACACCGGGTATTAGCGGGCCTAAAGGCATTACGCAGACCTTGAATTATCGTGGCTATTTCGCAAACGATAGTGGGAACAGCATCATCACTGTAACTTTAATTAACGATGTAGCCAGCTATTAAGGGGTGAAAGATTATGGCAGAAGAAAAATCCGTTAAAGAAACGAAAACTGTAGAAAATGAAGACATGAAAAAGTTGCTAGATGTACGCGACAAGATTTATAAGATGATTGACGAAGGAAAATTGCCGGAAATCAAGAGTATGACGCGGAAACAGCGCAAAGAGGTTGATGCCAAGAAATTGAACTATTTCAAATATGGCATTGACAGTAACCAGAACCTGATTACAAAACAGGAACAATCGGTAGATTGGGTTCTCGATAACGTATATCCTGATTTTGATTTTGATGATTTGCCGAACAACGTCTGCTTTGTGTTCGGGCAGATGGTATTTGCCGCAACATACGGCGATAAGGTAAGCGAAAAAAACTGATTGATGTCTGGGATTGGACTGTTAATAAAGCATCCTATTGCCAGACGTGCAAGGATTTAGGCAAAGATGATGATTGCGAAACCTGCGATTATCATATGCCGGAATTATCGCCGCTCAATATGGTGGCCTATACACTATGGGCCAGATGCTACACACAATGGCGATACGGCAGTGTTGGAGGCATGGGCGGCTCTGCTCCTGTACCGATGGGATTGGACTATAATGCAGTAGCTGTAGCCGCTGATATGCTGGATATTGAACCATCGCCAGGCGATTTTCATAAGATACAATGCCTGGAACGATTTGAACTGAAACGCATGAGGGAGATGATAAGTGATGGCGGGCACTGATGTACAGATCCGGATTATTGGGCGTGATGATGCGACTGGCTCATTTCAAAGAGTGGCCAGGGAAGCAGAAAACACGCAGCAGAAAATAGAATCATTTGGAAATTCCTTGTTTTCAGTTCAGTCCGTGTTGCGGAACACGGCAGCCTATGCTTCAGCCATTGCCGGCTTGAATGGCATTACAGAAGCCTTGCATAGTGCAGTAGATTCGGCATTGGAATTTTATACCACCATGCAGACCGGCTCTATTTCCCTGGCAGGTTCGCTGATGTCCATGGGGCAGATTAACGGAGAAGCTATTCAGTGGAATCAAGCCCTGGGCATGTCAAAGACATTGATGCGGGAATTATCTGACCAGGCATTGGTAACAGGTGCCAGCACAAAGGAAATATCTGAAGTATTCCGTGGCATGCTCCCGAGCGCACTGAATGCCAAGATGACCATCGAGCAGACCATGAAGTTGGCCAGCGCCTTTACAACGACAGGCAAGGCCATGGGGATTGATGGCAGTACGCTGTCACGAGATGTTCGAGATATCATTAATGGCCGAAACGTAGAACGGACTACCCTGGGTATGCAGTTGGGCCTGACAAATGAAGATATCCAGCAAGCGAAACAGTCTGCAGAAGGGCTGTTTTCCTTTTTGTCTGAACGTCTTCGCGGTGAAATAGAAGCCAATGAGCATTATCTTGAAACATTTGAGGGCCGTTGGAATCATCTGAAAGAATCAATCTCTCGTGTTGGCGGTGAAGCATTAACACCATTCATCCAGGAAGCTACGGATGAAATCGGTAACTTAGCCAATAAACTGGTATCCGTTGATATGGATAGTGGCAAGGTTACAGGTATCAATGGCGATGTGATTGAAAGCATCCAGAACGGAGCTATCGTCATCGAGCATTTTGGCTCAGGACTAGTCGAGGTGGCCCGCGATTTATCCGGTGTATTTACGCCGGCATTAAATGTCGCGGTCGGAGTTATCGAAGTGGCGGCAGAACATACGACCATCCTGACAGAAGGTATGATGGCGCTGTGGGTAGGACGCAAGATTAGTTATTACGTCAATGATTATCGCAACGCATTGACGGGAGCGGCCGAGGCACAGACAGTTCTTGGCCGTGCAGCTGAACAGGCCAGAATACAAATTGAAGCAGAAGTAAATGCACAACGCCAGGCGAATATGCAAAAAGTCAGGAGTGGCATGACGGCGCTGTCTAACTCAACGAGCACAGTAATTTCTGCCGGCTCTCAAGAAGCGACTAATCAGGCAGTAGCCAGACAGATTGCTCTGGAAAAATCATTAGGCAATGAAATCCGCAACAACATTGAGTTGGAAGTTAAGCGTTCAGCGGCCGCACAAACGACGCGGACCGTGTTTGAAACAGCGCTGGCGGCAATGAAAGCCGGAGAAATGGAACTGGCTACGCAGATACTGGAAACCAGCGCAAGTTTGGAAGCTCAGGGAACGACTGCTGAAATGATGGCATCCCGCGCTAATCAGGCTATTTTGTTGATTAAAGCGGGGGAAGCGGAACTGGCTGAACAGATAGTATCGACAACACTGGAAACGGAACTGCAAGGCGTACAGGGGCTGGAAGCAGGAGCGAAATCAGCGGAAGGAGCTGCCATAGCCAGTGAAGCACAGACTGCATTAAAGGCCCGTACTGTTGAAACCAATGTGGCCACTGTTGCTACCGGCACAGCGGCAGCGGCGTCAGGTGCCAGGGTAGTCTCCATGGGTGCTGTTGCTGGCAATGCTATCCGTAATCTGACGTCCCTGGCCTGGAGTTTGGTTGGTGGCTGGGTTGGTGTTGCCGCAGCTATCGGCATAGCATTATATAAACTCTATGAATATGCGACAGCAGAAAGAGACTGGGAACAGAACCATACCTATTGGTACAATGGCTCAAACTGGGTCGTAGACCGAAATGGCAACGTCAAGCGTAATGATACAAACGTACCGGAAGTAAGTGACTGGACCGGTGTAGGGGCCGACTGGGATGAAGTCAGTCAGGACGATATTGATGCGGTTAAAAAATTGAATGCTGAGCATGAAGAAGAGCTGAAAAAACAGCAGGAAGAACAGGAAAAGCAAAACATGATTGCCAGCATGGAAAAAGAAAAACGTATCATGGGCGAAATAGCCAATGAACGTCCTGATCTGCTGAATCAAGTTACAGGCCGATATTCAGGAGACGGAGAAGGCGATAAAGAGGATGCCAAAGCCGCAACCAAGGAAGAAACTAAAGCCCAGCGTGAAGCGGCACAAGCTGCAAGGGAACAAGCCCAAGCGAATAAAGAATACGCAAACGTGATTGCAGAAAATTCAAGAAAAATCGCTCAAGCAAACGAAAAAGTAGCGAATATCATTGAAAGCTTGAATGAAAAAATTTTGAATCTGACAGGAACACAATTGCAAATCGACCTGGACAAAATATCCCGCGATGTCAGCCATGTCAGTAAAGAGATTGCCAATTCCATCGTAACGTTGAAGACGTTTACGCCCAAGTCTGGAAGTGGTGGTGCATCAGATGGATATTCAATTGAACAGAACTGGAAAGAAAATTTATTAAGCGGCGATGATGCCATTACTACGTTAACAGCTCAAAAACTGCATTTATTATCTGAAAAATATTATGAACTGACAGGCGAACAGCCTACAGTTACGAGCATGCATCGATACGGAGATGGATCTTCCTGGCATGATAGCGGCCAGGCATTTGACCTGTCTGACAGTAACCTTGAAAACAATGCAGATTTACGGCATCAATTAGCTGATTATGCACGGACAATTGGACTGAATCCGTTAGATGAATACGAAACTCCGGATGATCCTGCAACGGGGACGCATTGGGGAGATAACAATGTACATTTTACGGATAATGGCACACCACTTCCGGAATTGCCAGCACAGCCGGCGGCACCTGTGCAGCCGACTGTATCCCAGGAATCCGTAACAATCCCACAGACGCCACAAATCCAGACTATTGAACAAACAGCCGCCGAAATGAATGCTACGGATTTGCTGAAAATCCTGCTTGCCATAGCAACATATGAATCCGGAGATCAGAAGAATGTAGCTACCATTGGAAGCAATACATATAATTCTTCGTCAGGCGCTGCTGGCATGTTCCAAATCCTGCCAGGCCAGGATTATCTGGGCGAGGATGGCCAGCGTCATTACATTCCTGATGATTATGCGGATAATGACAAACAGAATACGATAGCCGCTATTGATTTACTGCGTGGAAAAATCCGGGAACAGAATGGCGATGTCTGGGCGGGGGTCAAGCACTACGGCGAAAACACGGATGAGTATGTGAACGGTGTCCGGGCTATCTATGATTCCCTGGGCGGCGACAACATCAATTTAGCGCCAATGGGCACGACTACCTATAAGCCGCCACAGATGGGTGAAGCCTATAAGAAGCTATCCGAGTATCAAAAAGAAGCTATCAAGGATGTCATGGAAAAATGGCAACAAAGACGGGCACAGTATGCAGATGAAACATCAATCACAGCTGCAGAACTTGGCATGAATGGAGAGAATTACGATAACCGTCTGGTAGCGTTGCAACGAAACCTGGATAAGACGTTACGGGAAATCGACCAGAAGCGTAAGGATGTCTATAAAAACGTTGTCGGAAAAGGTGATGATGCGGAAGGACAAGAACTAGTAGAACAATACCAGAACGTACAGAAGGAAAAAGCTCGTCAGGAAGAATTGCAGAAAGAGCGCGAGTTGATGACGACAGAGCACAACGAACGTCAGACTCATCTGCAAAGCATGGGATACCTGCAGGAAGAATATGCTTCGACTATCAATAAATATCAGGCACAGGAGTTAGAACAATTTATCCGATATCAGAAAGAACTGCTGGATACAGCCAAACTGACACAGGAACAGAGAATCAAGATGGAACAAGAACTCTATGAAAACATGGAAAAGCTGCATACCTTGGAAGCTAAGACCGACTGGGGCGCCGGCATGGAACAATTAGGCCGGGGGATGAAAAGCTATACCCAGGATATCGGGACAGCCCTGACACAAGGCTGGAGCAGCGTTACGGATACGATAGAAGGTACATTTGATAACATGCTGACATCCAATCAGTCATTTTCCGAACGGATGCGGAATATGTACATTTCAGTTGCCAATACCATCCTGAATACGATGATGAAAATCATCATGCAGGGGCTTATCATGCACACTATTATGCAGGCATGCGGCATGGGCGTAAGTACAGGCCTGTCCGGGGATATCACAAGCAATGCAATCAGCATGCTGAGTGGAGGTCTTTCTTTCGGCGGCGGAGCATCTCTGCCTACGTCATATGCATATCATCACTCTATAACTGGATTTGCCAGTGGCGGTTTTGTTTCTCCAGGCTATTTCATTGCCGGGGAAGAAGGCCGGGAGCTGGTCGAAATGACCGGAAACGGATATGTGCATAACGCAAGGGAAACAGCAGAAATCCTGAATCCTGGAAACAATCAGCAGGGAAGCGGTATTGAAAATGTAGAAGTGCGTATCGTCAACCAGTCTGGACAGCAGGTCAAATCATCCCAGGCCGAAGCCCAGGTTGACGGGAAGAAATTAATCGTAACGACCATGTTGGAAGCAGTGGCGACTGACTACATGGGCAGCCGATCATTGCTGAAAGGAGCATTGGGAAATGGCTGATGTTATAAAATGGCCTGATGTCACATTGCCATCATATGGGACAACGGAGGACGTAGAAGATACGTCCATTCGTTCTACCTTTGAAGACGGGACGATACAGGCAAGAAGAAAATATACAAAAAGCCGGAAGACGTGGGTACTGAAATGGGATAATATGCCATATTCGGAATATGTAACGCTCATGGATTTTTTGCAGAATACAGTCTATTTCAGCGCAAAACCATTTGAGTGGACATCTCCCATTGATGGTAAGACCTATGTTGTCCGCTTTGCGGAAAAAGAAGCTTTTACGTCTAAGGCTGTAAATCAGATGACCGGCAGTATCACAATCAGAGAAGATTAGGAGGTGAATTACATGCTGTCATTATCAGCCATTGCAAAATCAGAAAAAAACAAAATGAGCACGGATGGTGTGTTTGTATTGCTGTTGGAATTGCGGATTCCGATGGATGACGTAGATCCGATATATGTCTGCCGTAATACGGAAGATATTACATGGAATGGCAAGACATGGCAGGCATTTCCGTTTGAAATCGGCAAGGTATCAGAAGATAAATCCGGCAGCATTCCGTCTTTTGAAATCCGCATCGATAACACGAGCCAGGCATTGACGTATTATGTGGAAGCTTCCAATGGAGCCAATAACGGAGAAGTTGTGTTCTATATTGTCAATACCAAGGCCCTGGACAGCACGACAGCTGAAGTAGAAGAACATTACCGGATTACTAAATTATCCATCACTGAACAATGGGTGACGGCAACGGTAGGCACGTCCTACAATCCTCATTCCCGGCGTCCGGAGGGAAAATACACAAAAAACAGCTGCCGGTATAAGCAGTTTGCCGGTCCTCAGTGCGGATATACAGGAAGTGACTATACGGACTGCAACAGAACACTATCAGACTGCCGGAAACGGGGATGCAGTGACAGGTTTGGTGGATTCCCGGGCGTAGATCAGGGAGGTATCTATGTATGATTGATTATGATGATCTTATTGGCATCCCGTTTATCAATGGCGGCAGAGACAGGAACAAAGGCTTTGACTGTTACGGCCTGGTCATGGAAGTGTACAGACGTTGTGGCATTGCATTGCCGGAATATACCGCTGATTGGGATGACGAGGAGAAGATAAACAGCATTGTCCAGCGCGAAGCTGGAACAACGGCATGGCATCGTGTAAAAGCGCCGCTTCCTGTGCCATGCCTCGTAGCATTGCGGATGGGGACGCCTCCAGGCATTGTTAATCATACCGGCGTCTATATCGGTAATGGCAAATTCATCCATACCCGGGCAAAAATCGGTGTGTGTGTCAGCCGAATCGATTCTCCGGCCTGGAGAGGCGTCATTGAGGGATTTTATGAGTATGTAGGTGATAAGTTATGATTACGGTTGTATTTGTCAAAAATCCATTCGAGCCTCAGCAGAACAGGGAAGTACATACGCTGCCATACACAAAGGGAAAGCTGGTAGGCGACTATGTACGGGAATGTACATCCCAGTTGACGCTGAAAGATATGGTGATATCGCAGAACAGCTACACAATCAATGGCATGAAGCCAGTACATGACGGGGATTTTATCGTATTTGCTCCTATCGTTGGAAAAGGGCATGGCAAGAATCCATTACTCATCATTGCAACAGTCGCATTGTCGGTTGTGGCTTTTGGTGCTGGCGGTATGGTAGCAGGTGGTCATTGGGGCGCGGCTGCTCTGGCCGGCGCTCATGGATTCGCGGCTATTGGCGGG